AGGTGCAAACAACTTCTTCATTTTTGAAGCATAATTAATACCTAACAGGGGAGTAATATCCCCTGTTATTTTTTTTAAATAATTTAAATCTTATAAAATGAAAAATGAATTAATGGACAAAGTATATGTCCTAAAGAAAAAAAGTACGCCACTTACCTATATGTTGGCATCAAGAAATACCCATAGAGCTGAATTATTGCACTTTGATGGAACTTCACAAAGAGCGTTACGATATGCAAGAAACCAAAAGAGCCCATTTGAGGATGAGCAGGATGGAAATGCTATCTTAGAACCTATTATCTTTGTGGATGGAGCACTAAGTGTTCCTAAAAATAATCCAGTTTTACAAAAATTCTTAGAAATTCATCCAGATAATGGATCAATATTCGAAGAGGTTAATACAGAGAAGGATGCAAATTCTGATGTAGAGCAGTTATCTGCTGAATTAGACGCACAAATTGCAGCAAGAGATTTAAGTTTAGACTTACTTGAAGCTGTAGCTCGTGTATTACTTGGATCTAAAATTGAGAAGATGTCTACTGCTGAATTAAAGCGAGATGTTTTTGTATATGCTAGAAGAAATCCAATGCAGTTCTTAGAGATGTTGAACGATCCAATGCTTCAACTTCAGAATACTTGTGCTAAATTCTTTGAGTACGATATATTAAGACTGAAAAATAAAGGTAGAGATGTTTATTATAACTTACCTTCCAATAAAAAGAAAGTTCTTACCGTACCATTCGGAGAAAATCATATTTACATATTAGCGTCTTATCTTCAGACAGATGAGGGACTAGAGGTCTTACGACTACTAGAGAATCACGTTAAATAAATTAATAAGCACCCTAAAAAATAGGGTGCTTTTTTTTAGTATCTTTGTAAAAAGTTTTATAAATGATAAATTCGGTTAGAAACACTGTATTGTCTGTGATTAATAAGAATAATTTTGGGTATATTACACCTGATGATTTTAACTTATATGCGAAACAGGCTCAGTTAGATATATTTGAGAACTACTTTTACCAGTACAATAATTGGGTAGTTAAGCAGAATGCTAGAATGTCTGGAAGCGGATATTCTGATATAGTAAAATCATTAGAGGAAACTATTGATATTTTTTCAACAACGGCTACATTAGCATACGATATACCATCTGGTACATTTGATATACCTACCGACTATTACTATTTAAATTCTATTAGATACAATAATACAAAAGAGATAGATAGAGTTACTCAAGACAAGTTGATGTACTTATTATCATCAAATCTTACAAGTCCATCTACTATGTTCCCTGTGTACTCTATGGAAGGTGCGTCATTGACGATATACCCAAGCACCATTGATTCATTAGTAAATGCTCAGTATGTTAGAATGCCAAAGGATCCTAAGTGGACTTATACGCTTATCGTAGGAGGAACACCTCTATTCGATCAATCAAATCCACTTTACCAAGACTTTGAGATACCGTACTCTGATGAACCATTATTGATAGCTAAAATACTACAGTACGCTGGCATATCTATTAGAGAGGCTGATGTGTATAACTTTGCTACTTCAGAAGAAACTACTAACAAACAAACAGAGGGATAATATGGCTTACTTAAACGGTTATCAATACTATGAAAACTCTGGTACAAATCCTGAAAATGAAAACTGGGGTTCTTATCAATATATATCACTATCTGATTTAGTAAACAACTTCATGTTGATGTATGTTGGAAATGACAAATTAATAAATAACGTTAGTAAATACAATATCTTATTCCACGCTAAACGTGGTATTCAAGAGATAAATTACGATGCGTTAAAGGAGATAAAGATTCTTGAGATAAGTATTTGTGATGATTTAAAATTTGTTCTTCCAAACAATTATGTTAACTATGTTAGAATATCTTTATACAAGAACGGAATACTTAGACCTCTTTCTGAAAATATACAGGCGAATTATAGTAATAGTTATTTACAAGATAATAACTGTAGAGTATTATTTGACCAGGATGGCGATGTTTTAGAAGGAACATCTATATTAGATTATGATAGAATCAATGATCAGGTAAGAACAATATATCTAGGAGAGGGTAAATTTTCTGGTAGAGAGGGATATAATATTGATGGAAGATGGTACTTCGACTATAATGTTGGCTCTCGTTTTGGTTTAAACACAGAGACAGCAAATTCAAATCCTACATATAGAATAGACAAGCAATCAGGAGTAATTAATTTTAGCTCTGGAATGGCTGGAGAGTTATGTATTTTAGAGTATATCTCTGACGGAATGGAAGGTGGAGATGATTCTGAGGTTCAGGTAAATAAACTTGCTGAAGAGTTTATGTACGCATATATGAAGTATGCAGTATTAAATAACAAAACAGGGGTTCAAGAATATGTCGTACAACGTGCTAAGAAGGATAAAACAGCCCTTTTAAGGAATGCAAAAATAAGATTGAGCAATATGCATCCTGGAAGATTATTGATGAATCTGAGAGGTAAAGACAAATGGATAAAATAATATGGCAAACGTTGAGGTAAACTTCTTAGCTGGAAAAATGAATAAAGATTTTGACGAGAGGATTGTTCCTCCTGGTCAATATATTGATGCATTAAATATTAGAATTGGCTCAAGCGAAGGCAATAGTATTGGAGCTTTAGAAAATTCAAAAGGTAATACTCAGCTTACCGATATTAGATACCAAGGAGATATATTAAGTGAAGATGCTAGATGTATTGGATCCTATGAGGACGGATCTAATGAAACTTTATATTGGTTTATATGTGATCCAGGTAATGTAGATATGATATTATCTTATAATACCAACAATAACGTAATAGTATACCATATAGTATCTACAACAGTATTAAACTTTAGTGTAGATTACCTTATAAATGGCGTAAATAAGGTTGATGACTTATTATTTTGGACTGACAATTTAAATCCTCCAAGAAAGATAAATGTAACAAGGAGCTATCTACAGCCCGTATCATCTGTTGACCAAATAACTGAAGATGATGTTTCTGTTATTGTTGCACCTCCATTAGAAGCTCCTTCATTAGAGCTGTATAATCAAGCTGGAGAAGAAAATTATATAAATGAAAGATTTATATCATTTGCTTATAGATACAAGTACAAAGACAATGAGTATAGTGCGTTATCTCAATTTAGTGAAATAGCATTTGAACCAGGAAATTTTGAGCTTGATTATTCTTCCTATACCAACAAATCAATGCAGAATATATTTAATTCTGTAAATATTTCTTTTTATACTGGTAATGAACATGTAATTGGAATTGATTTATGTTTTAAATTATCTGATTCAAATATTATAAATGTAATTGAAAGATATAAGAAGTCTGAACAGGGATGGTTAGATGATGAAACTCAAACAATATCATTTAATAATAGAAAGATATATACAACCCTTACTGAGAGCGAGATTCTTAGACTATACGACAATGTTCCTAGAACAGCTAAGTCACAAGCTATGATGGGTAATAGGTTGATTTATGGAAATTATGTTGATGGATATGATATAGACCAGCCACTTGATTATTCATTAGATGTTATAAGTGAAAATATAACATATTTAGAGTTACCTTATGATTTAAACGATGGAGCACTGTACTCTATTGACCCTACTGAGTCGGTTGTCGCAAATAATTCTACCGTAACTATTGATTTGGATGGAGTTGATTTAGTTGATGGTTCATTATTTTCAATGTCATTTTCATTATTACACGAGTCATTTTCTGGATATGCAGACTATGATAATCCGCCAGATTCTCCTGCTCCTTATAATGAATTTCAAAATGATCTTATATTTACACTTAGAAGAGATTACTCAAGCGTTTATGATTTAGCCACAAGTGCTGAATTTGTAGACGCAATTTATACACACCAACTGTTTGGTGAGCCAGGCACATCTCTTACAGATATATTTAATAACTCTCTTGTTTCTAAGGGGGTATTTCCTCCATTTACAAAATCTTGGGAAAAAGTTGGTACAGGTATAGTTGGAATTGACGGTGGCTTTACAATTACTGCAACTCCTTCTGGAACTACTATAACTATTCAATCTCCAGCTATTGAGTTTAAAATAGAGGATCCTAGTAATTTAGGAACTTATTTTTATGCTTATGAGTATTTTAATAATTCTACATTTTCAACATCATTTTCTAAGGTAGGATCTAGACAGAGTTTACATAGCAATAGAGATTACGAAGTTGCTGTAGTATATATGGATGAATATAATAGAAGTTCTACAGCATTAGTAGATACATTTAATACAGTATTTATACCTTCATCTGCATCTGAAACAAAAAACAATATCAGAGCATTTGTATATAATTTAGCTCCAGAATGGGCTACTAGATATAAATTTGTAGTTAAGCCATCTAAATCTAATTACCAAGTTGTATATTCTAATCAATTTTACGTTGAAGATACTGGTCTTACTTGGTTTAAATTAGAAGGCGATAATAGAAGTAAGGTTCAAGAAAATTCTACCCTTATAGTAAAATCAGATACGAATGGTGTATTAAATAACTTAATAAAAACAAAGGTATTGGAGCTTAAATCGCAACCTATAGACTTTATATCTGGAAATGTAAATGAAGACAATACTAAAATAGAAGAACCTGCTGGATTATATATGGCTCTGAAGGTATCTAACTTTGCTGCTGAATATAAGCCAAATAGCTACATTGATTTTGGAGAAAAAAAGACTGGAAAGACTACTATATATCCTTGTAGCATTGATAATCCTAATTATATAGTTACAGATCCTCCAACACCTGGACCTTTAAATCAACCATATATACCTTACGATATTCCTGCTGGAAGTAGGATTCGTATAGTTATTGATTTAAACAGAGACGGAAGAGGGGATCGATGTGGATCCAGTCATTATGTATTTGATAAAACATTTACATCATCTCAAGATTATAATAACTTATTTGATTTTGTTCAAGGAGATCATATTAACTTTGGTTCGGGTGTATATAACGGAGGTGAGAATCCTAATGCAAATGATCAGTCAAATATAATAGCACGATTTGTAACGTGTTCACCTATTTTTGGTAGCACTACATATTGTCATCTTCCTTTTATAAGCGGGACAAATCGGTACCAATTCCAAGAAGATGTAGATACTGGTGAGCTATATTTAGTAGTTACTACTGGTACTCCAAGCTGTGGTGCACCAGAGCCTAAGTATTCAAGAACTTCTATACAAATTCAAGTTCAAAGAGCTGTATCTTTAATGGTATTTGAGACTGAGGCTGATGATGCTGATGGTGAGATATACTATGAAGGAAGTGATAACTTTTCTATTATAAATGGATTACATTCTGGTAATATTTCTAATCAAACATCTATATCTCCAGCAGTAGTTGACTTGAACTTCTTTAATTGCTTTACATTTGGTAACGGAGTAGAGAGTTATAAAATAAATGATTCATTAGTTGGAGCTCCATTTTACTTAGGAAGTAGAGTTACTGCTGTATCTCAGGAAGAATTTAAGAAGGCTGATAGGTATGCGGGGCTTACATATAGCGGCATATATAATTCTGAAACAAATTTAAATAAACTAAATGAGTTTAATCTTTCTCTTTCTAACTGGAAGGATTGTGAGAAATCATTTGGGCCAATAAATAAACTATTTGCTCGTAAGACTGACCTACTTGTGCTACAGGAAGATAAGATATCTTATGTTCTAGCTGGAAAGAATTTGCTTTCTGATGCTGCCGCTGGTGGTGCAATTACTTCTATTCCTGAAGTTCTTGGAACTCAGATGGCTAGGGTTGAAAATTATGGTATTAGTAATAATCCTGAGAGTTTTGCATCTCGTGGAAGCGAAGTATTCTTTACTGACTCTAAACGTAATGCTGTACTTAATTTAAAAGGAAGTTCTGGAGCTAATGCTCAGAGTTATGCTGGAGAAGAACTGGCAGTTATATCTAATTTAGGGTTAAAGAATTGGTTTAGAGATGAGTTTAAGTCTACATTTAATAACCAAAAGGTTGGTGGATTTGATCCATATATGAACGAGTATGTTTTATCAACAAATAATCAATCATTACCAGTTAATCCTGATGTTTACAAATGCAATAGCACTATATCTAGACAATTGGTATTTGATACTTATACCTATGATGTAGAAGTCGGAACCTCTTTAGGAGATGTGAATATTGATTATGACTTTTCAGTTGGTTCTGCAAATATTATAGTAATTTATAACTCTGTAGAGGTAGTAAATGAAGAAATTACAGGAACTGGATCTATTGATTTTAATAAGAATTTAGTATATCCTGATACGGTAAAGGTTATAATAGAATGTTTAGAGCTATCTTCATATTTAATAACCACTAAATGTCCTTACGAATCTACTATATCTGTTATAAATATAGTATATAATTCGTCAGCAGTAGCAGATCAAACTATTCATAACACATTTAACTGGTCTTTAGATACTTTTAGTAGTGTGTATAATGTTGATTTTGTTTTGTTAGAAGCTGATGGAATTTCTTTATATCATGAAATATCAGGGATGTCATCTGTAGGAGTTATTCCAGCTTTTGGAAGTACCGTTAAAATGCAATCAGAGAAGTTTTTTAGTGATGATTTTATATTTGACATAAATACACACTCATTTAAATATTTAGTGTCTAATACGCTTTATTCTGAAGTAGATGTTATTCCATTAAATACTTGTGAAGATATATTAAATCCAGCAACTGGAAGATATGAGTCTTCATTTGTATATGACAATCCATTAGGTTATCAATATTTATATTTGGTATGGGATTATAGAGAACCCGATTATTCGGCATTAGATTATTCACCAAGTGATTATAAAACAACTTTTTAAAACTATAAAAAATGAATTATACAGAAGTATTAGATTTAATA